AGCTGTTCTAGTTTCGTATTTTTTATCCATTGTTTATAATATTTCTAGCTTCTTGCCAAGTATCTAATATATTGCTTTTTTCTTTACTTTTAAAATTGTTACTATTTTTATACCAATTAGCTAATCTTCTTCCAATATCAAAAGTTTTTTGTAATTCAAATCGCATTTTTGTATTTGATGGATTAGGTTCAGTCCAATATTGTACAAATTCTTTAATCATATCATTTGTATATTTTTCAAAATATTGTCCTGCATCAGATGTAAATTTAACCTGACGTAATTCTATATTTATTTTAGGCTGTTCTTCACCAACTTGATATTGTTTAAATTTTACTACCGTTATAATAGTATATTTATTAGTTGATTTAAGTTTTATATAACCCATATCTTGTAACCTTTTCAATCTATTATGTACAGATGATGGCTTTATATATAATTCCTCTGAAGCACTAACTCTACCTGTTAAAAATTGTCCTTGCTTCAATTTTGCATTATATACATTTTTGATAGCTTCTTTTCTATTAGCTTTTAAAATACACCAAAGATATATTTTTAATAATTCTGCATCTGCAAATACTCCATTATCAAGTATTTTTCTGTGTAGTTTAATCCAACCTGTCATTATTCTAAAATTTTAATTTCATCTATTAATACTATTTTTTTTCTCATCAATGATTCTAATTCATCATTTATTAGAGATAAATTCTCTAATTTTTGATTTTTATCAGTACCATCAAATAAATTATCATCTAAATTATAGTATCTAGTTTTAATTTTATTATATAAATCAATATATTCAGGATAAATATTAACATTTTTAATGTATGCATTATGCTGTTTTTTATAAAAAAAGAATAATGTTCTATCTCTTTTCACGTGGTGTATTAATGTTGATTCTTTCAAACCTACTTCGAACATTAAAAAATTGCATAATACCATTCTAGCCAATACAACCTTCCTTTTTCTAGTACTACCATCTATATCTCCTGACTTGATATTACATTCATCTTCTACAAGATATTTTATTTTTCTTATTTCTTTATCTAACATATTTCATCTACTATTAATTTCATATCACTATAAGTTAATATGTTATTCCAATGCTTATATAATTTATCAGATTTACATAATATTTCTTCTCCTTTAATATATACATACATATTAACAACTTTTTCAGGACAACCTGTATCAGTTTGAACTTCACCAAAGTTATCTAATTCATAATCTACTAAAGTACTAATAATATCCCAAGGACAAATTGCGTGTTCTTCCAGCCAATCTTTTGCGTTTTGTCTGCCAATTATATAATGATGAGTATTAAATAATTCAGCGTGTAAATCGCAACCATAAGTATCAGGACAATGTTTAATATTTTCATATATATAGCTTTGTAATTCTAATTTTAAACTTTTTCTCATAATGTTTTAAATTTATTATTATTCATTTCTATTTAGTTCTTTCCAATATTCTGCTTGATTCATTATGTATTCATTATGGTTAATTTCTTCACATTCATCTCCACAATCAGTACAAACATAAGCTGTATAACAATATTCATCATACATATCTTCTTCTTGAATTTCTGCTCCGCAACAAGTACTTACTATATCTTCAGTATCAGGTGTTGCTAATTTCCAATTATCATAATTCATATTAAAATGGGCTATCTTCGTTATCTTGAAAAGCTTCTACTGTTTCAGAAACGTTTTCTATTTTCCAAGCTGATGCCTGTGTATAATATTTTCCTTTATATTCTCTACTTGATAAATTAAATTCTACATTAATAGTATCTCCTATTGCAAAAGTCAACATATCAACTTTATCTTCACCAAATAAATCAAAACAAATTAAAGGATTATATTTTGCATCTGTTTCAATAACAAAATTTTGTTTAATCCAACTTTTATTGGATTTACTCATACCTGTTTCTTTATCTAAGATTTTAACTAATCTTCCTGTTACATTCATAATAATAATTTTAATTTTAATTAAACATTTTTTTAAATTGTTCTCTAGGGTCTGTTGGATTATCATTTTCAATTAAATCTTTAAGAATATCTTTAGCCTGTTTATATGTTAAATCTACAATTTCTGTATTTATATATTTATAACTTGCTGAAGATGTTTTCATTAAACTTTCAATTGCTGTTATCTGATATAGAGAACATTCATCATCAGATAAAAATTTATCAATCCAATCCATTACTTTTTAAAACTTTCTGATTCATCTTCTCCAAATACGCCTAAAGAATAAAAACCTGCTAATTTTAAAACTGCTCTGCTCATTGCTCTTTTTTCTGCCATTTCGATTACATACCAACTATTGGTTGAGCCATCTGCAAAGCTTTTACCTTTTAAAGCTGAACCAAAAGTTTGTATAATATTATCATCTCCTATTCTAGCCATTGCTTGTACTACTGCAAAATTAGGCTGACATTCTATAACATTATATTGTATTTCAATACCTATATTTGCCTGTATTTTATCTATACCTGCTCTAGTAATGATTGTATAATGCTGATGCTTAAATACATCTTCTTTATCTAAGTTATTTTCTATAAATAATCTTTTTAGTGTTTCTTTTCTAGTTTCTGACATTTTAAATATATAATAAGATTAATGGTAAAAAACATATAATTGCTCCTGCAAGTAGTTCTAATGCTGTATCTTCTTCTCTATTTTTCATTTGATAAAGTTTTAAATTGATTAGACATAATTTCTACTTTCATAAATGACATTTCTCTTTTAGCTAATTCTAAACCCTCTGCAATATCATTATTTTGTTTTGATAAGTTTTCTATACGTAATATTTCTATTCTATCTCTAGTTTCATCTATTACACTATCTACATTAGATTTATAAAGATGTGTTTCGTTTTTAGATAAATTATTATAATGATTAGGTATAGTTTTTTCAAATAATGTTTTTAAATCCATTTTAAAATTGTTTAGTTAATTAATCGTTTTAATTATGATATAAATATACAACTTTCTTGTTAATAAATGGAATGAAAGTTAATAAAAGCCAAATATAACCTATAAATTTTTGTTAATAACCTTTAATATACTAGATAGTATATATATAATAATAATGTTAATATATATACTAAATATAATATTATACTTATTGTTTGTGTTAAATTGTTGTTTATTTGTTGTCAAGCAGAACGCTTAACTAATTAAGTATCAATAGTAAAAAATTATAATTCCATTAAAATATTAATAGGTAAAGTACCATTATTTTTTATAACTGCACAACCTATTGCAGGCTTTTTTCCTGCCTTAGCATAAGCCATAGCATAACTTTCATGATTTATACCACATCCTGTCTGTAGCCCCCAAATACGAAAGTTTTGTCCTACATAATGCTCACAATACGCCTGTGTATGTAGATGCCCTTGCACAGTATTTTGCATATCAGCCCTACATTTAGTACGTGCTGTACCTGCTTCTCCATGAATAAATTGTACATCGTATTTAACATAGCGTTCTACAAAATTCCAACTAGGTACCTCAAGTACATCTTTATAGCTTTTAATCCATCTACTAGGTATTGCTGAGGTTTGTGCTTTTCGCATTATTAATCTGTCATGATTGCCGATTAAAACAGTAGCTACAGGAAAAGCACTACGCCATCTAGCTATTCTTGATATAGCTAATTCTAATTCATCTGCACCACCCATACCATCAGCACTAGTTTCATGATATGAAGAAAAATGATTGTCTATAATATCACCTATAAAAACTACTTCATTACATTCATGTATAGCGTATTGCTCAATACAAAAATCTAAATAAGCATCTAAGCAAAATGGTTCGTGTAAATCACCAATTACTAATATATTATTGTTAGTATGTTTTCTGTAATTATGTAGTAGTGCTTCTTCTTCAGGTTTTAATCTATAACGATTGTTTGCCATCTGTTTTTATTTTGGTTATTTTTTCTAACCCACGACTTCCAAAGTAGGCAGAAAAAGCTACAAGTAGTAGACTTTGATAAATTCCCTGATAACCTGCAGCAAGTTTAAATTCACCCAAATTACCATCTAAAAAACTTATTACTACAAAAATAAATAATAAAAATATCAAACTAACAGGTCGTATATTTTTTGCTAACATACTGCTGTTAGCATCTGCTTCCCATCTCTTGGTTATATTATCTTCTACTATCTTAGTGTAGTTGTTTTCTAGTTGTTTAAGTTTGTTTTTTAGTATAAGTTTTTCTTCTTGTGAAGTTACTACCTCATCGACTAAATCAGTAACACCACCGTTGAAAAGTTCTTTAATTATACTACCTATTGGTAAAGCCATATAGCATTTGGTTTATTAATATCTAAATCTGCATGTATGAAAGTTTGAGCAATTCCTAGCCTAGTAAATCCTGATTTTATTAAGCCTTGTACTATTGCACTACGCTGTGAACTATTATTAACTGCTATATCAACTGCACATCCTTTTAAATGTGAACTTCCAATTTTTCCACCACAAATAGCATTGTGTTCTGGCGTTCTATATCCACTAGTAATTTTAAAAGGTATACCTGCAATGGTTCTAGCATCATCTAGTTTATGTAAAAAATCTAAATCCATTTTACCACCTTGTGATTTAGGTAATCCGCTACCTATTTCATCAGGGCTATCAAATTCTTCAAAATTAAAATAATTTAACATACTTACAGTTTGCAATTATCACACAAGCCTATACATACTTGTTTGAAAGTCATATAGTACAATATTTTACATAAAAATTTTTTCATTTTTTTTGTTTTATAAATTCTAAAATAATATCAATTTTTTTTTTCATTTCTTCTATATTATCAGCAGCCTTTTCGTGGTGCCTTGAAAATTGATTTTTAACCTCATATAAACTAAATACTAAAAACCTATACAAAGCATATAAAGCTCCTAAAAGTAAAACTAATGGTAATCCATAACCCTCTATTAATTGTAGAATTTGCTCCATTATTTAAAATTTTTACAGTTTTTAAATGTAGCTAAATCTTTTTCAAGTTCAACTATTCTATCTTCACACTCATTAACTAGCTTAATTTTTTTTTCTAGTCTACGCTCTAATACTTGTATATCCTCATCGAGTTGTGCTATTTGACTATAAGCAATACCCATTGTAAAGATTATTCCTACTATCCAAATTATATTACCTATGCTTAGTGTGAAATCTTTTTGCATTATTTACCCTGCCCTATTGATTTTTTTTTAAATGCGTTTTGTGATTTACTAGCATTTTTAGAGTGTACGTTTTTACGTTTCTTAGGTACACTAACCCTATATTTAAATGTAACCCCTTTAGCCATTTTTACGTTTATTTCTGTAGTATATAAATCTATCTACAGTATAAATTATTGATACTACTAGCAAAGCAATCTGTAAGACTTGCTCTACTGCTGTAAAGCTTATAGCATAACTTACACTATTTAGCCCTAATACATCTGCGTTTTCCTTTACTAGGTTTTTCATTTTTGTCTTTATCTAAATAGCTTTTAAGCTTTGTTACGTTCTTATCTTTTGGCTTGTACATTAACTAATATCAGGCGTTAAAAAGTCTCTTAGAGTTATTTTAGTGCTGCGTTGTATTGGCTCTAAATTCATACCATTAAAATACGCCTCGTTACTTGGTGACATATCCGCTCCGCTATTAGTACTAAACTCAGGGAATAATTCAGTATTGTTTTTTATATACTCTACTAATCTTTCAGCATAAAACTGAGCTGTATTTACTATGATATTACGCATATATTTAATATCCTCTAAACTTGCAGGTGTGCTAGTTTCTGATATTTTACGTACTATATCTTTGTTCATTATCTTATATGACAAAAATGGTACACACTCATATAAGCTGTAATGTATTAACACAGGCTGTATATACTCATCTACAAGTATCTTATAATTACCTGCTAAAGATGCACCTCCTGTACCTGCTATCTTATCCTGTAATACATCGTATAAATCAGTACCTAGTAACTGCTGTACGTGTATATCTTGTGATACCTTGATATATGGTAGTAATAGCTCTACGTCTACGTTACCGTTAATCGTAGTACTGTTCTTTATTGTCTCTTCTGATATAAATAAAACTGCCATAATTATTAATCTGTAGGCATTTGCTTAGTTACAAACCCTCTGTTATTCATATTTTTAGGTGCTACTGGTACTTCTTGTTCATTAACCTCTGGTTTAAACCCCTCACTTCTAGCTTTAGTAGTAGTTATTACTGTATCAGCACTACTAGCTTTTTTACCTTTTTGTACGTATATTCTACGATACCATAAATGCATACAGTCGCCACCGCCTTTATATTTCCATATCGAGTATTGCGCCTCACCTAATTTACTCCATTG